AAAAAACACAAAAATTAGCTAAAAAACGAGGTGTATCGTCGGCTGATGTGGTCAGAATTTCGCTGGAAAAGTACCATCAGGCGGTAGAAAAGCACGAAAAAGCACTGGTGGAGGCGCAAAATGTCACAGCTTGACCCCGAAATCAACGACCAACCCCTAGAATTTGGCCAAAAATCGGTCTCTTTCCCCACAATCAGCGATGAAATGGTGGCGTCTATAGCCCTTGGCATGGAAGATGAGCTTATAGTGGCCTCTCGCCACGGTTTTAGCATCGAAGAATACGAAACTCTGGCCTCCCAGAAGTGGTTTCAGCTGCAAATTGCCGTAAAACGGTCAGAATTTGAGAAAAACGGGGTCACTTTTAAGGCTAAAGCCACATGGATGGCAGCAGACCTACTGGATCAGGTATACATCAGTGCGGCGAGTCAGGATGCGTCACTTGGGCAAAAGCACGAAGTTCTAAAAACGCTTATCAAAGCTGGTGGACTTGAACCCAAAGAGGAAAAGTCTCAAAATACAGGGCCTACCTTTACGCTGTCTATTGATTTGGGTGGCGGGCAGACCGTAAGCTTGAGCAACCAGCCTGTAATGCAACCTGTTACATTGGATGTAGAGACCAAGGAAATTAAATGAGCGTTTACAAACCGACGGCGACGCAGCGTGAGTTTATGTTGGACGAAAACTACGTCCGGGTGTTGGCAGGGCCGGTCGGTGGCGGTAAATCTGTAACGTGTGTACATGAACTTGTACGCCTAGCCATGGGGCAGGCTCCAAACGCAAAAAACATCAGGAAGACCCGGGCGGTTATTGTTCGTAACACAGCGGATCAGCTGGCGCTTACAACACGTAAAACAGTCTTTGACTGGCTACCGCCCGGGGAAGCCGGAATTTGGAAAGCTGTAGAAAAAACGTTTATCTTGATGGCTAAATTAGCCGACGGCACTACGGTCGAATCAGAATGGCTGTTTATTGCCCTTGATACACCGGACGACGTTAGGAAAGCGCTCTCTTTGGAGACAACGTTTATTTGGGGAAATGAGGCGCGGGAGTTACACCAAGACGTGGTTGATGGACTGCTCGGTCGTTTGAACCGGTACCCCTCAATGAAGGACGGTGGTCCCACCCGGTCATGCGCGTTGTTTGATACCAACATGCCAGACGAAGATACGTGGTGGCATAACAAAATGGAAGAGCCGCCTAGCAACTGGGCTATCTGTAAACAGCCGGCAGCAATTTTAAAACCGCTTGTATACACCGAGCGTTTCGGTGAAGAGCCTGAAGAGGTTTTGCTAGACAAAGATGCTCAGGAATGGTGTGTCAACCCAGAGTGCGATAACTACGACCATTTGCCCAAGCAGTACTACCCCAACTTGATTCCGGGTAAGACCGAGGACTGGCTTAGGGTTTACCTTAGGTCAGAGTATGGTAGGTCGTTATCCGGAACCCCGGTGTACGAGAAAACATTTACTGCTGACTTTCACGTAGCCAAAGACCCCATCAAGCCGATTCGGGGTGCGGACTATCCTGTGATTATTGGGCTTGACTTTGGAAGAACGCCGGCGGCTGTGTTTAAGCAGCGAGACCCCCGCGGGCGCGTAGTGACCATAGCTGAGTTGGTTTCGGAGAACATGGGTATAGAAACTTTTATTCGGACTAAGCTCAATCCATACATAGCTAACAATTTGCAGGGGTGCACGTTCCTTGTTGCGCCTGACCCAGCCGGGTATGCGAAGCAGCAGCAAAATGAGATGTCGTTGGTTGATGTGCTCAAAGAGGCAGGTTTTAAGTGCGTCAAACCGCCAACAAACAAGCCGGAGCTACGAATTCAGGCCGTAGAGCGTCTTTTAGTGCAGCAGCTTGAGGGTAAAGCGTTGTATTTAATTGACCCTGCGTGCACGTCGTTGATTAAAGGATTCCGTTACGGCTACCGGTACAAAATCAAGAAAAATGGCGAGATGGAAGACCGTCCTGACAAAAATGAGTTTTCTCACGTTCATGATGCTAACCAGTATGCGGACTCTGTGATGGATATGAATCTGCGCGGAGCAAGTATGGGATCAGGCAAACGAGAAATTAAAAAAGTTAAATACGCATACACTTGACCACTTGACAAGCCGGCGTACAATACCGTAACTATTTAAGGACGACCGATGGCAGCCCTAATTCCTGTTGCTCGTGCCTCTGACCTTGAGGCAGAAGCGAAAAAACGCAATGATGTAACACAGAATACACCCGTTATTCAAGGGTTGGCGTCGCACGTCCGAACTCGGTGGGAAAGTTCCCGCACAGGCAAACGCGATCTTGAAGAACGCATGCTTCAGTGTTTGCGCCAGCGCAACGGAGAGTATGACCCAGACAAACTTCAAGAAATTAACGAGCAGGGCGGCTCAAGTATCTACATAAATTTAACTTCGGTTAAGTGCCGTGCCGCTACCAGCTGGCTGCGCGATACGTTGTTGGGTACAGGTCAGGATAAACCGTGGGCAATTTCAGGAACGCCAAACCCTACAATGCCGCCAGAAGTTTTGCAAGAATTGCAAGCACGTTTAGCCAATGAGTTAATGGTTCACATGCAGCAGGGCGGAATGCAGCCTACTGAATCCGAATTGCGCACAATGGCAATGACGATGAAAGATGAAGCCGATCGCGAAATGCGTGAGGAGTCTGAAGAACGCGTTCAGCGCATGTCTCGCAAGATGGAAGATCAGTTGCAAGAAGGCGGCTGGCACCAAGCGTTTAATGAATTTTTAGATGATATTGTTACGTTCCCATACGCTGTACTAAAAGGCCCAATTAAACGTCGCCGTAAAACACTAAAGTGGGAAAACGGCGCGTTAGTTCCTACAGAAGAAATTCGCAACGAGTGGGAACGCGTTGATCCATTTATGATGTATTGGGCTCCTTGGTCTTGGTCGCTTGGAGACGGTTATGTTATTGAACGTCATCGTTTAACAGCAGATGATTTGCAAGCGTTGATCGGTGTTCCCGGTTACAACGACGATGCTATTCGTACAATACTTAATGATTTTGCGACGATGGGCATGAAGCAGTGGCTGTGGACTGATGCCTCAAAAGCACAGGCCGAAGGTAAGTACGTTACCGAAGCTATTATTTCTGGCGACTTGGTAGACGCGCTTCAGTTGTGGGACTCCGTAAAGGGGAGTTTGCTGCTGGAGTGGGGTTTGACAGAAAAAGAAATTCCTGATCCTGCGTTAAGTTATCCATGCGAAGTTTGGTTAATTGGCAGCGTTGTTATTCGCGCTGTGCTAAACTACGACCCGTTGGGTCGCACACCTTACTATCTCACAAGTTACGAGAATCTTCCCGGTTCTGTAGACGGTAAAGGTGTTACTGACTTGTGCCGTGACTCGCAAGCTATGGTTAACTCTTCGGCTCGCGCACTTGCAAACAACATGGGCATTTCTTCAGGCCCGCAGGTTGGTGTAAACATTTCACGCCTGCCAGCAGGCGAAGACATTACAGACATGCACCCATGGAAGATTTGGCAATTCCAAGCTTCTGACTACGGCGATAATTCGCCGCCTATTAGTTTCTACCAACCAAACAGCAACGCCAATGAGTTGATGGCCGTGTTTGAAAAGTTCTCCGCTCGCGCAGATGAGGACACAATGATCCCTCGCTACATGACTGGTGAAAACACACCGGGCGCAGGACGTACGTCATCTGGTTTGTCCATGTTGATTTCTAACGCTGGTAAGGGTATTAAGCAAGTTATTAGTAATATTGATAAAAACGTTATTACGCCAGCCATCGAGCGTTTGTACCAAGACAATCTACGCTACAGCGATGATCCCGATTTGATTGGCGACGTCAATATTGTTGCTACTGGCGCATCTAGCTTGGTAATTAAAGAATCTGAAGCTATACGCCGTAACGAATTCTTGCAGCTTGTTCTTAACAGCCCTGTTGCACAACAGATTGTCGGTATGAACGGTACTGCTGAGTTGCTTCGCGATTCTGCAAAAAATCTTAGCGGTAACGTTGATCGCATTGTTCCGGATCGTAAAGAGCTTGCGGTTGTACAGCAACAGCAGCAACAGATTGCGCAATTACAAGAACAACTTGCGCAGATTATGGGTGAGATGCAGAACGCAGGAGCTATGCCCGGTATGACGCAAGGCG